TCAGACTGACCGCTGCCGTAGAGCATATTGCCACACAGCTAGAGGTGCTGCATACGGACATCAAGGAAGACCGCAAGGAAACTTTTTCACGTCTTAATGGCGTTGAGCAGCGCGTGACTATGCTTGAGGCACGGCCTACACGCTAACCCCGTGGACTTCCTTTCTCATCCCGCCTTCTGGATCATCGTCGCTGCTGCTAGCGAGCTGATCGCCATTAGCCCACTGAAAAGCAACAGCATTGTGCAGCTGGTGTTTCAGGTACTGAACCTGTTGAAGGCAAAAAAGCGCTGACCTCGTTCGCTATTCGCAAACAGCGATTCGAGGCCCAGTTGCCGGCCAAACTAGACCAAGCCGAAGCGGACTGGCACGCAGCGCAGCCCGTAGGCCCTGAGCCGGTGATTACGCATCACCCAGTAGACGACACACTGCAAACCGGAGATAGCCGCCTGCTTGGCGGTGCAATGGAGATCAAGTCACCATGGTCAAGCTGAGCGACCTGTTCCGGTACTACAAGCACGGCACGCCACATCAGATGGCGGCCATCTCTGAATTGGAAGCAGAACTGTTAAAGGTAGCGCCTGCAATCTTGAATAGGGACCAAGCCTGGTACAAAACCTGGCAGCAAGGCGGCAAGCTGCATAATTATGGGCCAGCGATAAAGCTGATAAAAGAGTTTGAGGGCTGCCACCTAAGCGCTTACCCTGATCCGCTTAGCGGCGGCGACCCGTGGACCATTGGCTATGGCACCACTCGCTACAGCGATGGCCGCAAGGTGCAACGCGGCGACAAGATTACAGTTATTGACGCCAGCAGCCTGCTTGAACTTGAGGTAGACCGCATTGCCGCCAAGCTGCGTGCCACGGTGCCGTTTTGGAATGCCATGAGCGGCAACCAGCAATGTGCGCTGATTAGCTTTGCCTACAACCTGGGCAGCGGGTTCTACGGATCCGAAGGATTCGAGACGATCAGCAAGCGGCTGAAGGACAAGGACTGGGCCGCGGTGCCCGAGGCGCTGCTGCTGTACCGCAACCCCGGCACCAACGTCGAGGCTGGTTTGCTACGTCGCCGGCAGGCAGAAGGCAGGCTGTGGGTTGGCGATCAGCAGCAGGGAGCAGCCAAGCTGACGCCTAGCAGTCCGTTCAGCGCACGGATCACGCCGCACATCCGAATCGGTGAGTTTGCGCTAGACCAAGAGGCACGGCGCTTCGATCACCAGTACCAAGTAGATACCGCAGCTGAGCTGGCAGCGTTCCTAGAACGCGCTCGTGGTGCATTTGGCAACAAGCCGCTCATCATCACGTCGGGTTACAGACCAGCAGCCATCAATCGGCAGGTAGGTGGTGCCAGCGGCAGCGAGCACCTATTTAATGCGCCTGGCGTGGGTGCAGTTGACTGGTATATCAACGGCGTGGACATCTACAAGCTGCAGGACTGGTGCGTCAAGCATTGGCCATGCAGCACTGGACTAGGCGCACCCAAGGGCTTTATCCACACCGGCATCCGCCAAGGCAGGCCGCGTCTCACTTGGCCTTATTAGACTGCCTGTGTAAGCCGCTACCAACGGCATGGCGATCACGTCTACGCGAGTATCGCCAGAGCTTTTGGAGATACGGATACCGTACAACAGCACCAAGGAAGAAGCAACCTTTCTACTGCTGTCGGACATCCACCTAGACAACCCAAAGTGCAACCGCAAGCTGCTGCTGCAGCACCTGGATGAGTGCAAAGCAATTGGCGGCCATGCTTTGATGTTTGGCGACGTGCTTTGCCTGATGCAAGGCAAAAAGGATCGGCGCGGCAGCAAGGGCGACATCAGGCCAGAGCACCTTGGCGGCAACTACTTTGATCTGGTGTTCCGCGAGTCAGCCGACCTGCTCCGGCCATACGGTGACATGATCCTGATGATGGGCGACGGCAACCATGAGACTGCCGTGCTCAACAATCAAGAGATCGACCCGCTAGAGAACGTGGTGCGGCTCATGCGCAACGATGGCGCGGTCACCGAGCACATGGGCTACCAGGGCTTTGTGCGGTTTGCGTTCCGGCAGTCAGCCGGCCGTACACGCCGCTGCACATTGTTCTTCCACCACGGCGCATGGGGCGGCATCGTCACCAAAGGCACCATGGGTGGCGGCCGCTACGCGCAGATCGCACCTGATGCAGACATCATGCTTAACGGCCACAACCACGAGCGCAGCATTGTGGCACACCCGTGCTACCGCATCGCAGAAAACGGCAAGGCATGGATTGAGCAGCGCTGGCACTTGCAGACCGGCACCTATAAGCAGGAGTTTGGCGCTACTGGTGGCTGGGCGATTGAGCGCATCGTAATGCCTAAGTCACTTGGCGGGATATGGCTAACGCTGCGGCCACGAGAGCGCGGCGGCGTTGACATCTCCTGCAGGCCAACCGTATGAGACAGTACGTCCTTGAGATTGAGTACACCATTGTGGTGGAATCTGAAGATGACGACCCGGAAGAGGTATCGGACAATTTCGTAGCGCGGCTCACTGAGCTAGCGCCGTCCAACGATCACGTCCTGGGCCTCACGGTTCAGGTGTTACCCATCCCGGAACTGCGTGGATCATTTGATTGATGGCTCTAACCTCGTATCAAAGCGCAGCGCAAAGCATCAATTTAGACAGCAAATCTTTGAAGCATGGGGCCATACATGCGCGTATTGCGGCGCCCCGGCTGACACGCTAGACCATGTGAAGCCACGCCACAAAGGCGGCGCTACTGTTGCTTGCAATCTTGTACCGGCGTGCAAGAATTGCAACCGTAAGAAAGGTAGCGAGGAATGGCGCGAATGGTTTAGCCGTCAAGATTCGTGGTCTGTTGATCGCGTTCTAAAGATTCAGGATTGGTTGGTTGATTAAGCATCTGATGGTAAAAAATCAGTGCTTGCCACTGCTGCCTGTGCTCTCGGCACATACCGTTGAAGCAAACCCTCCATACATCCTGATAGCGGCTGATTGTTGGTTTCGACATGGCCAAGCGGGGTATTGCTTAATGGGTTGCTCATCAGCATACGAAGGCGGCTAATGCCACGACGCTCTAAGTTTTGCAGCTTGGTGCGGCTGACGCCTGTTTGCTGTTCAAGTTGCGCCCAGGTGACAGGCCGCGCAAGGTTTCTGGCATGGATTACCTGTTTGGTCAACGGGTCTAAGTATTTGTTAAAACAATCCATCAATTCGCGTATCTCTTGTCGTGTTTCTATCAGGTCATTGTCGTAGTTAGGATCAGCAATGTTGTCACCGATGCATGTTGTCTCGGTGTCAGCAACTCGCTGGTCCAGGCTTGTCACTTTATAGGTTTGCTTTAACAGGTATGACAGCTCTTCTACGTCCATATCCAGTGCGCTAGAGATTTCGCTCATGGTTGGCTGTCTGCCGATCTTATGGCTTAGATCCTGCATGGTGCGGTTTATCTTGTACAGCATCTCATGCAAACTGGTTGGCAGGCGAATTATGGAGTCATGCTGGATCAATGCCCGCGTAATGCCTTGCCTGATCCACCAATAGGCATAAGTTGAAAACTTGTAACCGCGTGACGGGTCGAATAGCTCAACCGCACGCGCAAGGCCGATATTGCCCTCTTGGATCAAGTCCATCAACTCAAGCGTCTTATTGCTGCGCTTGTCGTACTTGCGGGCTACATGGACTACAAGCTGCAGGTTGGACTTAATAAACCGTTGCCTAGCGCGTTCACCGCTTCGCAACTCGCGTTGCTCATCACGGGTTAGCTCCCTGTCGCATTGTCTTAATTCTTGCCATCTAATGACACGCCTGCCGAGTTGTATCTCTTGTTGCGGTGTCAGTAGTGGATATTTGGCGATACTGTTGAGGTAGTCTTTGATGCTGTCGGCCATGATGAATCCATTAGTTCACACAATGGAAGCACAGTTCCACGGCGCTGCCAACGCTAACATGTTGCGCCAGCTACATGCAGCAAAAGATTGGAATGCGTTACTTGAGTACAGCTTGCTACTGGCTGAGCAGGAGGCCAGCCAACGCTCGCAGATTAAGTGGTTAGCTGCCGAGGCGATGCGCTCATGCAGCATCGAGCCTTGGCATTTGGCTGCGGCTCAGGAACTGCTTGGAGGCAGCCACTAGCTTGTCATTGTTGTAATGCCCAACCTGCGCATAGCTCAGGGCTGGCTGCTGGCTCATGCGAAAGAACACCATCTGACCAATCTTGAGCCCTGGATAGATCGGCAGCGGCTGCAGCTGACGGGCGTTTTTCAGCTCTAGCGTTAGCGTGCTGCCATTCCAGCCGGGATCGGCATAGCCGGCGTGAAGGTTCTCATAGCCCTCCCTAGCGCGGCTTGACTTCAGGAAAAACAGGCCGGCGATATCTTCCGGCATGTAAAAGGTCTCGACCGTCTGGGCCAGCACAAACTGTCCAGGCACCAACTCGTATGGATGCTCCACGGTGTAACCGCTGATGTCAAGCGGAATCATCTGGTGCCCTTGGACCGATTCAAGCATGATCAGGTTGCCAAGCCGTAGGTCCAAGCTGGCTGGATTGATCAGCTCTGGGTCATGGCCCTGCACCATCCCCTGAGTGACGATTAGGTCTTCGATTTCGGTGTCAGATAGGATCATTGATGTCGATAACGTGTTTACCAGTGCAGTGCTTAGATGCTGACCATTTCAGGTCATACTTTGAAACTTGAATTTCTGCCGGTTGCTTGGTGTACCAGCGGTGATTACACCCATCGCAGCGGCGACGCCTAACAATCGTACCGTCAGCCAATTGATTGGTCATAACGACATACGTCTGCTGGCATGAGCAGCTAGGGCATCGGACTTGAACTGCTGGCACGTCTAACTCGGCTCATAGCATCGGACCTGAATTGCTTGCATGTATCTTCTAAATCTTGGGCAAGGACGGCAGCCGAACGCAGCAGCGTTGTAAGCGTCACCGGCTTCATATCACGATCCGTCGCATAGCGAATGGCGTGCCTGAAGCCTTGACTGATGTTGCCGCCGCCAAGTTTGCGGGCAGCTTCAATCTCCTCGCGGCTCATGCGGATGTTCACCGTGTAGTTACGACCGCGCTGCGTTGGTATGCGCGGGCTAGGCATTGCCCTCCAGCTCGGCGGCAATGGCGAGAAAATGAGCGCGAATGGCGTGATGTGCGGCGAACACGCCTGCATCAGCGTCGGTGTCACCTAATGGCGTGTTCATCTGCACCTGATCCGCAGCAGCTCGCAAGGCGGCGGCAATCGCGGGCAGGTAATGCCAGTCATCCGGCTTGCCGCTGGCGGCGCGGTTGAACTCCCAGAACACTTGTTGCGCGGCAGGGGAGAGGTTAGTCATTCAAAGCCTCCTCCATGTCGCGCTTTACCAAGTCAGCAATGCGCTGCTG